CTTTTACTTTACCTGATTTACAAGACGATGTTCCAGTTGGAAAATCACCAAATAAAGCTTTAGCATCTACAGGGGGAGCTAATACAGTTCAAGGAACAGGTAATGTAGGAGGTAACTTAGCCAGCCATACTTTATCTACACCACAAATAGCTTCTCACAGGCACCCACAAAGTCCCTCGGTAGCTCAAGGTAGTAAACCAGGTGGTTATCCTCCTGGTGCTAACACTAACACAATCGCTAATGCTACAAGTGGAAATATTAGTAATGCTGGAGGTGGAGGCGGACACTCACATAATATGAGTGCTAATTTTACAGGAGATTCTAATTCTGTGTTGCAACCTTACCTAACTGTGGTATATATTATTAAAACATAAGGAGAAAAATTATGGGAACTAAACATGGAATCTGGACAGTTGTTTTTGAAGATAAAATGGTCTACAAAAAAACAGGGGATGCTTCAGTTTCTGAGCCAAAAGTAGTAGTTATTGATGACGACGCTTTTTGGAATCAATCAAAATTTTCAAATATTCACGCAATACAATTTACTGACGATAATGTTGATAATGATCAAGTAGAGTACAAGGATGGCACTGATCATTCAAGTTATGATGCTTCTGTTCTAGGAAACTTTAATGAATTTATAACTAGATTTGATACTGCATGGTTAGCAAAAATTCAAGAGGATTGGGATTCAGACAACGAAGTTGTTGAAGATCCAGCAGGTTCAGAAACTTATAGACCTGAAACTTCTGATGAAAAAATTTCTAGATTAGGTGCAAGACCTACTTCTTATACATCTTAACAGTTACTTTCTCTAGACATCATCCAAGATGTTAAAATATATTTTTCTCCAGATAAGGGAGGATTTCCTCTGTGTACATATGGAAATCCGGCAGGGAATATAACAACACGGCCTTTTTTAGGTTTTACCCTTTTTGAATAATGTAAAAATTCTGTTTCTCCACCTTCTTCAACATCATTTAAATAAACAGTATAAACTAAAGCTCTAGGCTCGTTATCAAATCCAGCTCCATGTTCTATGTGCCATATATGATAGCCTTCAGTAGGTAAAGTTTTTTGTATTTTAAAAGTAGTAAACTGTAAACCTTCTTCATAATATCCTTGTAGTCCACAATGCTCTACATAATGTTTTAAACATAAATCAAAATTATAAAAGAAAGGTTTTAATTCTCTCCACCAACCTCTAACATTATTTCTACCACAAAACAGTTGTTCATCTTTTTTAATAGATGGTAATGCTCTTTCAGCTGCCTGTCTGTTCAAAGTTCTTTTTACTTCAGACTCATCTTCAAAATATTTTATTGCTTTATCACAATCATGGTCAGGTATATATCCATCATAGGTACCTATGAAATGTTCCATGTTAACTTTTTTTGTATTAGTCATTTAAAAGTTTTGCTTTTTCTATTTGAGTTTCATCTAACGTTTTATGATTTACTGCTAGTTTATCCAAAGTTTTTTTGTTAGGTTTCCATTCTTCTTTATTTATAGTAATCTTAGATCTATCTGGTTTGGTTTGAAAAATAACAGTACATCTATCAGTATATGTTTGTAATTTTGATTTCCACCAATCAGGTTCTTTAACAGTATAATGAGCGTTTTTACCATTTAATAAAACTTGAGTTGCTTCATAACAAGTAATTGTCATAAATACATGACCGCTGTAACTATTAAATATATCAGATAAAACTTCATCTACTTTATCTTCTTGCACGTGTTCCATAACATCCACACATAAAATTAAATCAAAATCACCAGTTGGTTTTTGAGAGTATTGTGCAAATGCTGGATCATATCCAACAATATTTACAGTTGGAGAACCTGGAATTTTTGAATTATTAAAAAGTATACTGTGAAATTTAGCTTTTCCACATCCGTAGTCTAAAATAGATTTAACATTTTTTTCTTTAATAATACCAAAAACCTCATGTTTATATTCAGCTAATGCTTCTCCGCACCAATTTTCTTGATTGGCCGCATGAAATTTAGTTGCTTCTTTTAATGACTCATACATATTATTTATTATTCTCCTTAAATTTTTTTTTCAACTCTCTTATTTTTTTCTCATCATCTTTTGAAGATATATTATCTGTTGCATAAAAATAATAGTCATTATTGTGATGAGCAAAAGGTCCATCTACATTAACATAATGTAAAAAAACTTGAGCCATACCTTCTCCCTTATATTTTCCTGGTCTCCAATGTTCTGCAATACAGCCAAGATATAACACAGCCTGTCCTTCTTTCAAATCTATCGATCTACCTTCAACAACAATTGGCCACTTATCATTACTTTTTATATTAGCTGTTATACTTATTTCGCAAGAAGGTCTATCGGTATGTTTAGTTAATTGTCCGCCAAAACAATAATATCTCCAATAGGTGTATGTAGGAAAAAGTTTGTACCCAGAAGCTTTTTCTACCAAAGGTTTTTTTAAATGTAAAAACGTAGAAGCTAATGCATCTTTATACCATCCTGGAGACTCTGTGTCAGGATCAACTAAATAAGTCTTATCATCTTCTAGTTTTTTAAGAGTATAAAATTGTAATATTTCTAATTCTTCTTTTGTAAAAAAATTATCTATTATCTTGTAACCTTTTTTAATCCAATCTAATTCAGCCATGATACTATACTATATCTTACTCCTTTCTTAACAGGTTCCACTGAGTGTGGATATAAATAAGTGCTAGGGAAAAATGTTATACTATTTTTAAAAGGTTTTACTTGTTCTATAACATTTTGTTTTTGATCGTAAAAATTTAATTCACCACCTTCAAAGTCATCATTTAGATTAATTATGATACTTACTTTTCTTGGAGTTGTTGAACTATCATCTGTATGATGTTTATAGAAACCACCTTTTTTATATTTTAAAAGATCTATTTGATTTATCTGTATGTTTGTAGACAAAGGAAATTTTGCTTTGTAATAAAGATACAATCTAGTTATTTCATTACGAATTAAATTATATATCCAAATATCGGATGGGGTGCTTCTTCCTAAATGATAACCTAAGACATTTCTTTGAGACAAAAAATCTTTTCTTCCTACAGTCTCCATCTGTTCCTTTGCTTTTTTATCTGTATATTTTTGAATTAATTTTGAAACGTTTGGATCAAACATATTTTTAATTTTAACTATACCATCGGTGAGTAATATATCAGACATACTTTTTTTCTTTTAATTCTTTGTAATGCTTATAACACAATTCAGTAAAATTAGTCAAATCTAAAGCCTCTTTAAATGTATCTACTTTATAAGCTTCAATGCCATCGTATCCCATTTCTTTTGCTATTTTAAATCTGTAGTGACCACAATGTATTTCTTCGTCTTTAAAAACAGCAGGAAATATAAGGCCATCTTTTTTCATAAACTCTCTAACAGTATTAAGGTGATTTTGATCCCACTCTATTTTATCTTGTAAAGTATCAAAATTTATGTAGGATAGACGTTCGGGAAACCAGATTATTCTCGCTTTCATTATTTTCATAAGTATTATATAACACTTTATATGCTACAAAAATTAAATTTCAAGCCTGGTTTTAACAAGATGATCACAGATTCAGGAGCTGAATCTCAATGGGTAGATGGTGATTTTGTTAGATTTAGATATGGATTACCAGAAAAGATAGGTGGTTGGAATCAACTTACTGCAGCTAGCTTAACCTTACCTGGTGCAGCACGTGCCCAGCACAGCTGGACAAGTATTGCAGGTGAAAAATATGCAGCGATAGGAACATCACAAGGTTTGTTTTTATACTATGGAAATGACTTCTATGATATTTCCCCATTAGCTGCAGCTATCACCGGATTTACATTTACATCTACAACTGGATCGGCAACTGTCACAGTTAATAAAACTTCTCATGGTTTGACAGCTGGAAGATATTTTACATTTACTTCTGTGTCACTACCTGGAGGTGGTGCTACAGGATATGCAACAGCTGATTTCACAGGCACACCTTATGAAGTTGTAACAGCTAGCACAAACAGTTTTACAATTACAATGGCG